GTATTCGCTTATTCTCTGAGGGACTTACCCACTGCCCTATCACAACGCACCATAGTGGAATCACCCACTAGAGGGAGGAAGTGCACCTCTAAAATGACACCAAAGGTCCATGGTCAACGTACTGCACGACATCTCGTGTGGCTTCCCAGGTCGAGAGCTCATCTAATCTATGCGATACATCGAGGTATGACTGGATTTGGGCCTTTTCAGAAATCCACTTAGGAACAGGTCCACCTTGGGCATAGTAATAGAGACCGTGAGCGTAGTCTTGACAATTCTTAAAAAGTAGATTATACTCCCAGTCTTTCTGCTCCAACATTGATCTTAGGCGCCATTCTCTATCTAAACTCACCGGTGTGGATGCTACTTCTGTATCAACGACCGTTCGTCTTCTGGAGTGTGCGCCTATCTCTTCCCACGCTTCCTGCAACGACATATGAGATGGAACGTCTCTTTGAAACATTGTGGAGTAAATGTTACGGCATTGTTCATCAGTGTATCCGCAATCGACGTGAGATCTCAACTCCATCATTCTATAACCGTCAGCTTTGCTTAACCCGATGATATCATACTCTAAAGAATAGGTTCCGACTCCAGCCGCTTTATCACCAGTTCTCAAACCCCCTGGATTAGAATCGCCGATTCCTGTGTATGTGATCACATGTCTCGTCTTATTCGTCTTGACAACTGGGTAATCGTACGAGATGGTAACGTAGGAATGAGTAGGATGCAGTGTTTTTCTAAGCCACCTTTCTCGGGCAGTAAGGTCAACAGAGCTCAATCCATGAACAGATAGATCATGTACCGCTGTCGATATTTTCTTAGGTAAAAATTGCAATGGACGATGATAGACGGTTAGGACGCTGCTCGTAACATCGCTCTTCATTGCCACTTTGTGATTGGACCCTGCACCCTCGATTATCCCATCCCCTAAAATAGACTTTTTCTGAGCTGTAAATACATTGAATTTCTGAAACTCTAGGGGGTCATACAAAACAAAGTTTTTATCCGTCTGAAACAAATCGATGCCCGGTCTGTCAATTTTTGGTGGCGCCTTTTTAATCGACTTAAACATGACTCTCGTCTCAACAGACGCTTTCCCAATGCTATTGAAAGCCTTCTCAACCCCTTTAGAACGAGCATTTAAATTAATTAGAGGCGTCGCTACTGATGATCCTTTCAGGCCCTTTCCGATTACTCGCGCGCTCACACTTGATAATTTAGCTGTCTGTTCAGCCATTATCGTTAGCACCTTACCCATTACTGGCATTGATAACTCAGCAGCAAACGCGAACATCTGAATCCCAGCTTCGAAATTAGCTTGATCCTCCATTGCTTTCAATGCACTATCGATCTCGTTAATTCTCTGCTCATTCCTTTCCGAAATGGATAGGGCCTCTTCTGCTATCGCTCTTGTTCCAGCAATGGTGGCTTCGACGTCGTTGAAACGCTGATCGCAAGATATTAAATCGCCCGATGTGGCTTTTGTGATAGGTACTTTTAGGGACAATCGAAGCGATAATACTCGCGCAGTAATTGTATCTAGCCATGGGCATCTCGAACCACTTTCATTACTGAACACCACTGCTTTGGACACTTTCTGGGCCAAGCGTTTCACCTCACCAGAAACTTTACTATATCGCTTCTCAACATCAGGTGCGCTGTAGAACATTGAAGTGGCTGTGGGATCAGACAAATTTGACGTCAAATTAAATGAATACTCCCCAGTGTATGGCCACTCGTTCCACCCCGTCTCCCCATCTGCCGTAGTCAACGTTACCTTAATCTTTCCTTTGACACCGTCATAAGTGGGCATTCCACCATAGTCGAACTCAAATTCTCCATCCCTTCTATACCAAGAAGAAGTTCTTAAAATCGATGATTCTCCAACTAACCCCTTATCATGATATTTCCATGGACCTAAACGCAGTAAGAAATCCCCATAGATATTGTTGGCTTCCAGTTTCTCATCGATTGCAAATATTCCATAATATTGACGCCCGTCAGAAGTTGTGTATTCAGTGGAATTCCAAGCCTTAAAGAAGGATGTGCCGCATATACCCGCGCCGTATGACTCACACGATACCAAATTCTCTTTCTCTTCAACCAATCCTATCTTATTTAAAGCATTCTTAAACAACACAAAACATTTAATCTCTTCAACACATATCCCTTGATCCTCAGAAACAGTTATTTGGAGGTTGGGCGTGGATGATGCGACGGAAAAGAGCTCATGTCTTCCTCCTTGACTCGGTGCGTAAGTGTTTCCCCAAACTCTCAAACTCTCGACATCCATTGCTAACCCAGGATCACGGTGAACGATAGCAGACGGCATGATAGTAGCTTTGGTGATCGAGGGGCTGGGTGAACTGTCAAGATATTTAATGACATAATGCATTTCAACTATCATATCACTATCTTCATGCACTCTTAACACCATGCTAGGTCTTCTTATATAACATTCGTTGATTATATCGCAATTCATAATGAACGTTGGCTTATCAGACTTACTTCGAAAATTAGGAGTGGTTCCAACGTCCTTTAGGTACAGCCATGCATTAAAGCTATTTGTAGAAGTAGGACCGGGTAACCAGCTATCGTGAAAGTTCACTTTCCTAGGTAGCAGACACGGAATAGCTCGTGAAACAAATGGTAAATCCTTCATATCCTCATCCACCTCGGAGTACATAATAGCGGAGCTCAAGATTTGTGTGATGGATCTGGTGTTTGCAACAATAGCTTCAGATAATAAATTAATACTCCCTGATTCTGGCAGGAACGACTGAGAATCTAAATCCACTTCTCCTCCGGAAGGCGAAAAGTCTAAAAGTGAATCGACAGACATGGTGAATAGAGAAGCAAGAATCCTTTGTCGAACTGCGGTTTCCAGCTGAGAGCAAAACCTCATTCCAAAAGTATCTGACACGTTTTTAAGATTTATGTTGCTGTTCTCTTCCACCATGGAATAATTGACTAGCCATTTCAATCCCTCATCATCAGAACTAGTCGTTCCGTCCGGATTCATCACTCTATGAGATGGGTCAAAAGCTATTCCTCCAAGATCGCTAACAGAAATCGTATCTGCCACTATTACCCTCCTCATCTCAGCTGATTGAGCGCTAACCTTCTCGGCGAATCGTAAATCAACCTCATGATATATCACACACATCTCGGAATATACTTGCACTTGGTTTGGAGTGACAACGTCGAAAATCTGATCTCCAGAGGCTCTTGCATTCAAAACATATCCATCATTTCCTCTGCATGACGATAAATAATATTCTAAAGCTCCAATTTTATACTTTGGAATCCGAAAGGTCTGAGAAAAGTAGATGTCTCCTAAAGCAGATATCTGAACATCATATTGCATTACTTTGGATGCGTGTAGGAAAGATGATTTAACAGATATCGTCGCAGTAAAAGCTTCATTTCGGATCGGGAAATATTGTCTTCTAGGAATGTTGTAGGCTTCAGAGAACAATATTCGGTCGGTACCTCTCATTGGGATCCTTGACTCAAAGGACTCTTCGATTCTTCCCGTGAACTTCTCACCTAAGTAGATCTGAAAGCACTTTAGACTTGGACAAAAAGAAGAAATAGTAGAATCTGTCAAAGTATGATTGTACTGTTTTAAGGACTGGTAAGAGTACAAACCGACCTGAGGACTGTGAGGGATGCTTCCAATATATCGAGCTAATGCTTCGGACGCTCTCTGATGGTTAAAAATTAAATTCATATTACGCGCTATATGATCCGCTGTGCTACAATCTCCTTGATGTATTCCGTAAAGGTCGCGCTGAATGTGAGATAGCATTTTTGATTGTGAGATGATCAATTCTGTGAGTTTGGCTATTTGTTTTGAGTAATTAGGTTGGTTGGCTAAGATAGTCCGCAGTAGATCTTCATGGTTTTCTGTCATCTTGTCTGGTGTGTACTGAGAATAAAACT